TATGTTATGTTGATAAACAACCATATACATTATTTAAATCCATAAGAAATTATATTTTCAATACACAAGATTAATGGAAAAAAAACAAATAATATTACCAACCCGTAAATATGAAAATGCACCTTCCGAGGAGTTACAGGTTCGTATTGGTTTGGATGAGGAGAAATCTCTTCTAAGAATTGACGACAGGGATGTTATACTAGATTTATCTGAACAGTTTAAAACTGAAAGAGATGAATGTGTTAGGTACAAGATTTATGGTAAGATAAAAATGATTTTTAGAAACTTATATCTTGGTACATCACCTTACGATTATTTAGAAAATAAATTGGCATTAGAAGGTAATGGTGAGGATTTAGATTTCTCCGGTTATTTACCATATGATGAATTTGCGTTTTTAAGAAAAGATGTTTTTAGAGAAACAACAAATGACGTTTCAATTTACTCGTTGTCAGGATTTACTGGATTCTCAATAACAACAACGGGAGATACGACACACCAAAAAATCACTCCAATTACTGCCCCTTATCACAATTGGAACATTTATCTATCACACGTTTATTCCCATACGAAGACTTTTCCAATGAAATATACGTTAAGTGGGATAACTAAAACCGAAGGTTCAAATCTTTTAACATTTACGAGTGGAGATGGAATACCATTTAGGGTTTCAAGTACGGTTAACTCATATAAGTTAACAAGTCCAATTAAACATGGAATGTCTCAGGGAGAATATGTTATCATTAATTCAACACCATATTATATTAGTTCAGTTGGAGATGAATATTATGATTCTCAAAATTACGTTTTAAATTTATATAAAACACAATTTCTAACGGGTGTTACTTTAAATCAATTGGTAATTGGTAAACGTTGTACCAACATTAATGATATCACAGGTTCAACGAGTGAATATTATGTACATAAACATAAAATATTGACATCAACTAACGACTATATCTTGGATAAAGTTGGGTTTGAATCTTTAATATTTGAAGAAGAAAGAAAATTATTATTTCAAAATAAAAATGGGGATGTCGACCCATTGGTTGAGAGAAATAGAATGGAATCGGTATTGTTTGATTTCAAAGTTCCCGTGACATTAACTGGATTAACAAATAATCTCAACTACACCCCAACAGAGGTGTATGTAACGACTTTATTTAGAAATGGGAACGGATACTTCAATTACCCACCAAAGGTCGGTTATTCGTTTCATATTCATGATTATTGGATTGATGACCATTTTAGTGGAACAGGTACCAATGAAAGTGGAATGACATCAACACCTATGACTATAAGTGGAATTACATTCTATACGGGAAATACACTAACAAAGGGAGATGTGGTAACGGGTGCATTTGTTGAATATGACCCAGTACAAATGAAGGAAAGAATAATATCTGAATCTTTTCATAAAATAATAAGTAATCAATTGGTGTTTGACCACGACCAATCGTCTAATATAGAATATCCGGGTAGCACATCAAATAACCCAATTGGATTATATTATCAACCACATTATAGGGTTAAAATAAGGGAATTATCTCCCTATGTTGAAACATCAGACACAAACGATATTTTATTTTTACCTGATAATGCTAAATTTTTTCCAAGTGAAAAATTATGGAAATGGAGAGATGTTTATGATATAGGTTACGTTGATGTTGATGGATTTGGTGTGGATTATCCATTTATGAATAACACACATTACATACAGAACGACATTAATTTTTATTTAAGAAATGAAAAGGCGTTCACCACTAAAAAAGATGGAATCATTAATTTCAACTTAACAAACGATAAAAATAAAAATGGCGGAAAAACTAATCCTAATTGTTAATGAAAATATTACAAAGTGATTTAGATAGTAATTTATTACTAAATTCAGAAACTAATTTTAGACAAGATTTAGGATGGCAAGAAGGTATCGAAGAATACGAAAAAGAAGTATTAAAAAGTATCATCAACCCAACTGAAAATTTTGAAACGGTTAGATATATCCATAAACCATACACGAGTGTCGGTAATAGTGTAGAACAAACCGATATATGGTTTCAATTTTTCTTTTATAATAGTTCAAACACACATGTTGGTGGATTGGACTACGAACATATTGGAATCAAAAGTGATGAAAATAACCAAATGTCAAGGTCCTCTGTTGAGAGTTTTTTTAGGTTGGAATTATTCAAAACACCAAACAATGAGGCACCAACTAGAGGTAATCGAAAATTAGTTTTTTCTAAAAACTTATCAATACCATTGGGGGAAAAAATTTATTATACAAAATTATATGATTTTATTCATGTACCCGTTTTCACTGGTTCAAATTATAGAAATAAAGAAAATATGTACCTATATTGGTTTCAAGATAATTCAGTATTAAACGGAACAACATTTTCGGGCGACACTTTTTATATGTCAGCAAGATTTTTTGATGCAAAGGACGGTTCAATTTTAAATTTTAATAATAAATCACTATCACCAACAACTGTGGTAAATGAGACCACAGACACATATTATAAGTTAGTTATGAATAACACGGATTACACTTACCAAGTATTTAGATATAATGGTACTACCGGTGATAGAATAGGTGAATCTGGTGACCCAATAAATTTTTATGAAGCGATTGGTGGAACCACATAACAATTATGAAAAGAATAAAACATCAAATATTAAGACCATCAACAGGATTAACATTCAACTTACCAATTTTTTTAGAGTGTAGCGCTGATGAAATGGGTGTTATGGTTTCATTTGATGGTGATATTGAACAAGCTGAACAATTTTGTAATTTCACATATAAAGGTAATGGTAACGTTATTACTGTTTATAATACAACAAACACAAACAAACTAAAAGATTTAGTTAACGCGATATTTCGTATATCGTGGGGTGACGGAACAACAAGTACATTGGCAATGCCAACTGTATATGATGTTAATCTACCATATGTTAGTCACACTTATTCTTCAAATGGGGTAAAAACAATTGAGGTAACAATTGATTCTCCATGGAGGGTTAATAAAGTAAAAAAACAAGTAACGGTTCCATTCACTAGTTCATACGGAATACCTACGGATTTAGGTACATTAAGTTTTCTTATACCATATTCTGAAGAATTAACCTTACAAACTCAAAATTATTTACAAAATTATACAACATTAACAGGACAAACTGAAAATACAAATATTTCATTTATTGCCATCGGTAAGAGTAGAATTGATGAAGTTAGAAAATATGGAACAGTAAATGCATATTCTGGTCTAACAATTACATCTAACTATACAGGATATTCTATTAATAGCTTATATTATATGGATTATGAGGATGGATATACACACATTACAGGAACAACAGCATCTTACCAAAACGAAGAAGTGTACCAAGGAATGGTAACGAGAAATGAACATTTACTCGGTTTCGTTGATGAACCTCAGATATTTTCCGACATTTTTGTTGAGAGAGGTAAACAAGGAATCATGGAAAGAAACCTAAGATTAGGTGAAATGGATAGTGTTGGAGAAATAAGTGTGTACGGAAGTGGGTACTTTAATGTAAAAAAACAATAAAAATCATATTTATAAATAAAAAAACATGGCAATTGGTAGTTACGGTATTGTGAGACCTGCAGATGTATCACCAGACGATGTTGATATCTTTTATCACTATGTTTCAGGTAGAACGGCAAACTCTACAGTTACATTTAAAAAATTAAGTCCAGCATCGGATTATTTAACTCCTGTTTTACATAATGGAGAAACTGGTGGAACTGCAGATGTTGAGGTTCTTGGTGGGTTGTATAACCTAAAACTAGCGGCTGCAGATTTTTCAGAACTTGGAATTTATACGCTCCACATGAGACCTAAACAAATTAGAACGGTAATTACTGATTGTGGAATATTGGCTTCATTACCCTCAGTTAGGGGTTTAGTTATTGATTTAAGTGCACTCCCATCAAATGATAGAGGTAAATTTTCACCACAGGGGGTAGTTGGATATAGAGTTGAGTATTTGGATTCAAACGGTAAAAAGATACCAAATTTTTACAGAATTATTACATCAAATTTCTATTGCGAACCGGTTATATCAAATACAACAAATACAAGTCAAAAATCGATTAGATATAGGTACACTGATGCGGCTACAAACTTCATGTTTTTAACTATAACACCAAGTGCAGCACCATCGACAAGACCAACAACGGTACCATTTATTGGTCAACCAAATCAAAACATAATATTAACTAACACTTATTTTAATCCAACTACCGTTGAAGTTGAAATGATTGAACATGACGCATCTACATTAGCACATGCATTGTATGGTAATCAAAGTAAATCTGTATCTGACGGTGTTTACACTATTTACGATAACAATAACAGTATCTACAGACAATATAACCTATATGAGGTTAAAGACCAATTTAACGAAACGTTATATGAGGTTAGAGAAAGAAAAACAGATATTGATGAAAATTTAAACTTTAATGTTATTACCGAATAATGGCAACAATAAGATACAAGGTACCAAGTCAGGCAGCAAGTGGAGCGGAAACGTTCAGTGATAGTCTTGTCGGTAATCAAATTACTGATGGGTCTAGTCAACTGACTAATACCAATTTTGCCGTTGATAAAGTAATTCCTGAAAAAGATAGTAAAGAATTTAGAACGGTACCTTTTTCCGATTTTATCACGTTAGATAATTTAGAGGAAGAAGAAAGTCCTGCAATTGAAACTTTACCACTTAGTGGGAAAAAACAAAATATTAAATTTAAAAATTCCAAATCGGATGCTGGTAAATCATTGTATGGTTCATTAAAGCAGAGGTTAGGGGTTGCGGTTGGAGATGTAATCAAAAAATTCCCATCGGGAGTTATGATTGATGGTACAACACCTGGATTATCATCCAATTTAACTGCCGAATCTATTGTATATGATGCCGTAACTAATACGACTGAATTTAAATTTCAATATACGGCGAGTTACAACCCAATGGGGGTTGTTTTTATCGAACCAAAAAGTAATACATTACCACAAACTGAGAATAATTTTAAAAATTTCTTCTCATCTTATACAAAATACGTTTTAGATTTTAGTGGTTTAACTTATAATATATTGGTTTATTCTGAACCAGACGTTAATAACTTAATCTATCTAAAAGTTCAAGGTAACTGTTTTAATGGTTCATCGACATATACGGATACATATTTAATTAGACCAAACGACGGGGTTACTGAAGAATTCTATAAACAATTAGACGATTTACAAACGGTTTTATTAAATAGAGAAACCACTCCAAAATATCAAG